CGATGCACGCCACGCAGTCGGTGCCGTTCATAGAGCTGAGCATCTGCCTCAGCCCTTCGATGTTGTCGAGCGGGTACCAGGTGAACTCGTTCAGCCTCGCGTGATACACACAGGCGAAGCCCTTCGCGCCTGGGTCTATGCCAATAATAAATTCTCTCATATCTCCCAAATTAGCATGATTTCTTTGTTGATGTTAGTCGATAGGCGGCAGCCATCGGCAAGTGCAAGAGCAGCGAGTTCATTCTCCACATCGGTGCCGGCAATGCCAGGGCATAACTGTTGAATCTCCCGAGCCGTCACTACCAGCGGTCTGATGTGTCGCTGGTTCTTCTGCACGAGCACCTGCCGTGCCGCGTCCTTGATTGTCTTAGAAGGGTAGGTCATCGTCTTTCGATTCTATGGTCTTCGCTTTCGCGTCGGCATACAACTTAGGCAGCTCTTGCATGATCCCGCGCTCTGGAGTCGGATTATTAGCTGCGACCTCGAAGGGTTTCTGCTCGCTGTAGACGCTCTGCTTCAGCTCACCGATGAAATAGTTCACTCCTTCCTTCTGCTCTGACTTTTTGCAGTAGGCCTTAATGTAGTGAGTGTCGCCATATTGGCTCGGTTCTCGTCTCTCCCCAACGTTAATACTCAGGTACTTCTTGCCATTCTTGCCTGTTCTGATAAGCTCCTTAGGGATGTCGCTCAGGCAAATGCTTCCAAAATAATCCATTTTAAAATTCGTCGTTTTTTAAAAGTTTCACATTCTCGCTAACTATCTCGTCGGCCAGCTTCACGCGTTCCATCATGGCGGCGATTGCCTCATCGTCGCGCTCAACGCGCAGCGTGAGGATCGTCGGCGATATGTAGGGATGATAGACTATGAAGTCGCACCACTTCCGCCCTGTCACGGCCAACTGGCACATGATCTGCCAGTAGTAGCCCCTGTTGATGTCCTTCATCGTGTCGCCGCGCTTGATAGCGAGGCAATACTTCAGGAAGTTCTTAGCTTGCGGGCTCTTGATTTCCACAAGTCCATCGGTGCCCACCATGCCGTCGGGGCTGCACGACAGGCATTCCATTTCTGGGTGTTTGATGCTGGGTGCTTCAGCCACCTCCACACCGGCGATCTCCATGTATTTGTCGCGGGCCATGTCTTCATAGGCCACGCCCCAGCTCATGGCCTTCGTTTCGTGACTGGTTTCGTTCAGGTAGTTCTCGAAGGCGAAGTCGTCGGCCACCATGGCGGGGTCGAGCAGACGCTCCGCGGTAACTTCATCGATGTAGCTTTTGGCGGTTTCGCCAAAGATCTCGTCTTTCTTTCGGCCGCTGGCCATCAGGTCGCCGACCTTTGAGGCGGTGAACAACCCCAGCCGTTCACGGTGCCAGTCTAATGTCCTTTGTTCAATCATTTTTCAGTATTAATTTTGTCTTTTCTTCTCTGTCGGGAGTATATCGTAATATTTTGGGGGCGTTCCCAAGTATATAACTGTTCCATGATTTTACCAGGTAAATCCAAAGGATTTCGGATTTAAGTTTCTTCCCCGAGACAGCAACATCAAGTAAGGTCTTTCTCAAAAGATTTGCTGCTGGGATGTTAGTGGTCTCCAAAGAAAATAAAGCATCAAAAAATGGGTATACTTCTTCTTTAGTGTAGCCACCTGTGTGCGTGAGATAGTAACACAAACCTCCGGCCCATGACCCTGTTAGGATTCTTGCTCTTTGAATGAGCCCTTTTATGAAACTGGCGGTTTCTTCAAACCCTTCAGGGTCTCTTCTATATAACTCGTACCTCTCAGTGTTTGAGTTTCTTTTTGACCAGCTGATTGATGACCCATTGTTTTCGTATAGTCTCCCTTTCTTGACAATACGGTCATTTGCGACAATAATAGCCCCAACAAGGTTATAATTCTTAACGCCTTGCATAGCTAAGAGCTGACCAATGGCACGATGGCGGCCACAATCATAAGTGGTAAAAGCGTCAGTAGATGCTCCACGACATACATCAAATCTCACAGGGATGCCAGCGGCTAAGACAGCTTGAAGGCGATGGTGGCCGTCTAATAAGTGCCCCTCGTTATCGAATATGATAGGCACACCATTAAGTAACCATTTTCCAGCCTTCATTGTGTCGGCATAACTCTGAACATAGACCTTACTAATAGGTCTGTTCCCATCACTTGTCCTTAAATACTCAGCCGCTTTTGCGGGAGTAATGTTTTCAGTTACATAATTCATTATTTATAAATATTTAGAAGTGAATAATACGCTGGGCTCTCACCAGCATTTGCATTTGTGTAATTCTGTTTTAGTTATTATGAAAGTTTAGCTTTCATTTTGTCTTTAACTTCCTGGTATGGAGTCTTCACAGGGATAGATTTCCACACGCTTTGGAGCTCTGCGATTGATGTGCAATCTCGCAGTTGCTTCGCATAGTCGACTGCTCCGGTGGTCAGGCTGTCGCTGTCCTTGCCGTCGTCAATAAGGAAAAGGCCGCCCAGGGCAATCTTGCGGGAATAGCTCGACGCGCTGCCACTCACCTGGCTGGCATCCATCCCTTTCTTACCTATGTCCTCACCGGCACAGCTCTCGACGCTCACCTTCAAACCCTTCGAGTTCTGCAATGTCGCGGTGGTGATGATGTAGTGACGATCACCCACCATCTCCACGCGGTCGCTCAATGTGAGCAGGCATTCGTACTTCACGAGTAGCGGCTTCACGGCCTCGAGGATGTCCTCACACGAACGGTAGCGGTATTTTGCAAAGCTGTTATACTGACCTTTCGGGGCCTTCAGTTCATTTTGTATCTTCAGCAGTTCGTTCATATTTAATAATTTTTTAGCCAAAGGTTTAGAATCTCCCGGCCGCTATATTTTCGCTTGCCGAGGCGGTTGAGGTGCGCCACGATCAGCCCGGCGGCTTCGTACCGTCTCAAGGTGTGCCTCGAGATGTCCAGTAGCGCCGACGCTTGGGTAACGGTGTAGCTCCCTGCAATGTCTATATGCGGCCTTGTGGGGGTCATGCAATGACTTTATCTCTGTTGATAGTCAGCAATGCGCCGAGGCAAGCAATGCCGATGATGTTGATGACAAAATTGTCGCTCTCGTTAAAAGTCAACATTGCGCCCATAATGAGGGCGATGTTTGCGATGGTCTTGATAGTCTTCATAATGTGATGTCTTGTATTGGTTGTGATACGGTCTCGATGCCTTGCTCCCGGAGGATGCGCCCCACGCTTTGAGGGGTCAGCTTGTACTCCGTGGCAATGTAGCTGATAATCTTGTTAGCGGTTGCGAGGGGCTGGGCCTCGCTCAAGGTCGTGTAGCGTTCCGCTATGTTGCGGTTGCGCTCTTTCAGTTCGTTTTGCTGTTGTTCAGTCAATATCATATATATAAAGTTTAGGGGTTAGTTCTTTGAAAATGGTGGGGGATTGCTCCCCCACCGGGGACTGGGCATTCTTCCCGAGCCTTGCGAAAGCCTATGTTCCTAATCCGTCGGCTTGGCTGTGGTAGGCTTATTTAAGTCTATTGAGTGGGGATTACTTGATTCGGTAACCCAATTTGGTCATATAGACATCTGCGCCTCGCAATGTTTTAAAAGTTTTGCTCGTTGCAACGGTCACAGCAGTAAATAATTTTTTCGAATCATGCACGATAATGGCTCCATCGGTGTTGCCTCTCTTGTATTCGATTAATTTTGTCATAGTAGTAAAATTTTGAAGTTTATAAAATGTTTGTTATTTTTGTTGCGTTTAATTTTTCAACACCACAAAATTACAACAAATATTTGGAATACCAAAACTTTTTAGCGAAAAAAATCACGAAAAAATGAACTTTTTTTGATGAAAATTTACAAATACCAAATAATCAAAGAGTTATGGAAACAAAAAAATTTCAAGAAATTTTGAAAAATCACATAAAAAAATGTGGTTTCACCCAAAAATCGCTTGCTGGGGAAATAGGAATGACACAGCCACAAGTCAATAATCTTATAAGTTGCCGTGAGGGGTTCGGGGCGAAGAATACCCCCAAATTTGCGGTCACTTTAGGCATCGACCCTCTATGGCTGATGACTCAAGGTGAGCAAGGCACCGCACCGGGTGAGACCTCGCCCCCACCATCTGCCCAAGCCACCGATGATGCTATCTTCATCCCGGTTATCAATTTGGATGTGCGAGGTGGTCTCTTACCCAATGCAGAGGCAGACACATCGCAGTATGTCATTGACACGATGCCGTTCTCAAGGTCTATCGCCACTGAGGGCGATGTGGTTGTGCCAGTGTATGGCGATTCTATGTCACCTCGCTATCCATCGGGGTCACATATTCTTATAAGACCATTGCCGTTGTGGCGGGATTGGTTAGAGCTGGGACAGTCTTATGTGCTTGAGTTGAGCGACTGGCGACGCACCATCAAGATAGTGCGCAAAGGCTCTACGGCTGACACATATCGGCTTGAATGCTACAATGTGGACTATGATACCACCGAAATCCCAAAGAGCCTGATAGAGCATATATGGCAAGTCATCATGTGCGTGAAAAGAGAGGTGATGTGAAAAACAACCGCCCCACTCATCACGAGCAAGGCGGCCTTTGCAAACATTATTAACTTTTTCATTTTCATCTACCATATAACAACTATTTCAACCATTATAGAATGAAAAAAACATTAGCTCTTGTTGGTGCAAAATTAGTAAAAAAACCGCAATTTGAGCGCAAAAATCACAAAATATTTTTGCAATAACCTAACAACTAAAACATTATGCCAAAATCCCGCAATCCCTGGAAAGCGTGTATACGTCAAAAGCGTATCCCGAGTTCGAATCTCGGTCACTCCGCAAATAATCGCCTTGTGAGCGACTTTTTACCCTCAAATGATAAATGTATCATCCAGTCGCAGAAAGTCGCTCTACGGGGCAAAAAAACCGCAAAACAAGCGCATCCTATGCGTAAGGTCAGAGTCTCGCTTTATTTCGGTAGGTCATTTGACCGAAATGACACCGCCCCGGTGATGATTTGCGTCAATCACGCATCATCATCTTGTTATATCCCCATCCCCGGTGTCCGCATCAAGCGCAATCAGTGGGATAAGGTGCGTAAAAAGGTCATCAACCACCCACAAGCAGACACCATCAACTCGGTTGCTTTGTCAACTTTGGGCAAAGCGAATGAGGCGGTGATGCATCTGGGCAATGTGCGAGGCTTGACCACCGCCAAAGTGCGTGACCTCATAGCCGAATACATCTATCCCAGCGAGGATGTTGACACTGGTTTCATGGCGGTGATGACATCGTACATGGAGCGATGCACCAAGCCAAACACAAAAGACAAGTTCAGGCAGACTGCAACACATCTAAAGCGGTGGCTGGGTGCAAAGGGTGCGAGGCAGCTGCAATTTGCCGATGTGACTTGTGACTGGTTGACTGACTTTGACAATTATCTTGTATCATCTTGCCCATCGGTCAACTCTCGCTCAATTCATCTCCGCAACATCCGCACCATCTTCAACCATGCCATTACGCATGATTTGACCACTGCGAAATATCCGTTTCGCCAATTCAAAATCAAATCAGCACCATCCAACCCTCAACCGCTTACCCTTGAGCAGATGCGCTTGTTGTGGTCGCACCATCCACAAAGCAAAGCACAAGCCTATTGGCTTGACCTATGGCGGTTGATATTTGCGCTCATCGGCATCAACATGGCAGACCTTTGCCAGTTGGTCAAGGTGTCTCAAGGTCGCATCAACTACACAAGGCAAAAGACTGGCAGATTGTATTCGGTCAAGGTCGAGCCGATTGCGATGGACATCATCAAGCGACATCCGGGGCGTAATCGGTTGCTCGATATTCTTGACCGATACAAGAGCATCCACATCGCAACAAGCACCTGCAACCGGCACCTCAAGGTGATAGCCACCGATTTAGGCTTACCACCTATCACCACCTACACCGCTCGCTATACATGGGCAACACTTGCCTTGAGCATTGACACACCTATTGAGGTGATTAGTCAAGCACTGGGTCACTCCTATGGTCAGGCGGTGACACTGGGTTACATCATGCCTGATAGGCGAAAGGTGGATGAGGCAAATAAAAAGGTTTTAGGCTTGATTTTGTAGGATTACTACAAAAAAGACCCCCACAATGGCCCATTGTAGGGGTTGTGGGGGTGTTTGTTTTTGTTGGTGGTGTAGTTGGTCAGTTGCCTACCTTGATGCTCAGTTTGAGGGTCTCTGCGATTTTGAGGTAGGTGTCGATGCCTACGTTGTACCATCCCTTTTCCACGGCTTGCACTGCTCTTGTACTTGTGCTTGCCCTCTCTGCCAGTTCCCTGATGCTGATGCCTTGCGCCTTGCGCTCTTCGGCTATGCGCTTGCCGATTTCTGCTTGTGTCATGCGAAATAGTCATAAAGCGCAACCACCTCGCAGTTGCTGGTTACTATTGTATCGAAGACAAAGACAAACTCATTGCGCTTGTGTTCTATGCCATCATAATCCTCGACTGGTATCTCAAACCAATCAACCGGGATGAACTGGTCACCATCCTTGCGGAAGAAGACCCTATCTTTAGCCTTGTAGTGCCAGCCGTAGTTGAAGATGTCACCGCTCATGTTGCGCTCGATGCCATTCTCATCCACCCAGCTATAAGCCTGACCTTGCGAACCGATGCTCTCAAGTTCGCAATATTCCATCGTTGGAGTATCGCACTTGGCAATGAGGTCATCCTCTTCGTTGCGGATGATGTCAAGGGCGCACCTCTTCACATCCTCATCAAAGCCGTCAATGTCATCGGGGTCGGCATCCTCGCCCATGTGGTCGCTCACCAGTTCGGCAAGGCAATCAAGTGAATCTTGACAAAGGTAGTCAACACTGATAGCCTTTGCGATGTCTTCTGCACTTGCACCACCGGCGAAGTGGCTTACTATCAATTTTTGAATCTCTGCGAATTTTGAAATTTTCTTTTCCATTGTTGTAAAATTTTGATTAATATGCGTTTTCTTGAAATTTTCTCAAAAGGTCGATGCCGTACAACTTTGCAAAGTAAGAATCGCTTTTGCAAGAGGTATAGAAGTCATAGGCTTTCTTTTCGTATGGGGTGAGTTCCTCGACCTTGACCATATCATCGTGCCAGTCATAGCCAGCCTTTTCCTCTGCTTCTGCAAGTGCAGAGTAGAATTCTCCATTAAACCTGCCCATGTCGTGGATAATCTTATCCTCTTCATCCTCATCGAGACCCTGAAAAGCATCGAAGATTACCATAAAAAAGTCTTTCATACTGATGCGAGGATTTTTGATTGAGTTATATGATGCAATCACCTCTTCACGATTGCTTGTCAATCTTCTTTTGATGATTTCTTGAGTTGTCATAGTCTTTATTTTTTAGTTGTTAATAATGTTTGTTTTTTAATTACACTACAAAGATAATGTCTTTTTTATTTGTATGCAAATTATAACACAAGAAAATGACTTATTTAACGCAGATTTAACATTTAATGCAGTTATTTGGGTAATTTGTTAATAGATTTAACGGCCGAAAAAAGAAGAAAACGAAAAGAAAAGCGGCCGACAAATCGCTTGCCAGCCGCTACAAAACATTTACCATGAAAAAGAAATCTATAAAACAACTATTTGCGTCTAAATTTCCAGTAGAGCAGACCACCTCCAATGCCGATGGTAAAAGCCCCGAGCCACATGAGAACCGTCTGCCACCATCGTAGGCGGTTGACCTCTTTTATTTCGGTAGTGGTCACTTGCACTGGTTGCTCAACCACCTTTTCTCGCCATAGTGTGTCAATCCGGGCGATATGGTTGACCGCTTGCAAGGTGTGCCACCTCTCAATGCGGATGGTATCACCTTCTACAAAGGTGGTCACACTATCACGCATCATCAGCGTGTCATGGGTGTGGATGTGTTGGACTGATACGATGCTATCCCGGTCGTGCAACACCACCGGCACCTCTTGCGTGATGTACTTTGTTTTGCACCCCGAAAGCAGGGTGATGCACAAGCAGATGAGCATGGCCGCAATGATGGCCAAGATAGCCATCCAAGCATCACCGATGTTCTTTTGGTTGTAGGTCATATTCCCATATATTCTGCCCTTGCATCAAAGCAAGGGCAAGCCTTGTTTGCAAATTCCCGATGGCCGTGGATGGTGGCCAAAGGATAGAGAGCTTTGAGCCGCTTGAGCAAGGTCAGTAGTGCCACTTTTTGCGCTTGAGTGCGTGTGTCCTTTGGCTTGCCGTTCTTGTCAAGCCCACCGACATAGCAGATGCCGATGCTATTGGCATTGTGGCCTACACAATGCGCTCCAGCCTTGTTGATAGGTCGGCCGTTGTGCAGTGACCCATCGGCATAGACTACGAAGTGATAACCAATGTCTGCAAAACCACGCTGAAGATGCCACTTTCTGATGTCGGCCACGCTCACCGCTTGGCCCTCTTTAGTGGCGGAACAATGCACAATGATTTCGGTGATTTTGCGCTTAGTCCAATAGTTTTCGGCGGTGTTGATTGCCGCCCATGTCTTTGCGCCTACGATGCCATCGGAAGTCAGTCCATGAGTGCGCTGAAAGGTCTTCACCGCATCCTCGGTCACCTTGCCGAAGATGCCATCATCTGCGAGATGGAGCGCACGTTGCAGTACTTGCACGTCTACGCCTCTGTCACCTATCTTCAATGTCCTCATCGCCTAACCTTTTATGTAAGTAGTTGCTAATTTCGCCAAATTTTGTCTTCGTGTAGATGCCCACACCAAGCAGACCGCCACCAGTCACGAATGATTCGCCCACATAGAACAACACACCATCGGTGATGTCATCCTTGATTATGAGGCAGAGAAAAGCCATCAGGATGCCAGACCCCACCAACACGCACGAAAGTGTGTAGGCGATTTTATCCTTTACATCTAACTCTCGCCACCCGATGTGTCCATCTTTGTTGCAGTCTACTGATTTCACGGCTCGCCCTCCAACAAATTGATGCGGTCACGAATGGCTTGTCTCTCGCTATGCAATGCCTCGGCATCGTATGGCATCGGCAGACCACAAGCGACACACTCGGCAATCTTTATGACCTTGTAGTCGCTCTCGGCTAACTGCATCTTCAGTTCTTCAACCTCGGCTGCTTTTGCTTGTGCAGCCAGTTCACTCTCACTCGGCTGGGTTGGCTCAACCTTGACCCACCCAGCATCGGCAAGCATCTCGGTGGTGGGGTTGATGATTACTCGCCCATCCACCTCTATGCGCTTGCCAGTTATTGTTGTTTGTCCGTTTGTGTACATATTGCAATTTTTTAGGTTGGTCTTTGACTAATTGGTTTGATGATGCTTGCGTATTTTGACCATCCGCTTGCTGCTTGATAGGCTGACACACTGGCATCGGGAACATAGATTCCAGTCAATGCCGTACATTGTGTAAACACATCAGCACCAAGTGTAGGCGGTGTAGTTTTCTCAGATATTATCTCAGTTAGGCTTTTGCATCCATAAAAGGCATAACCACCAATACGCTGAAGAGTGTCAGGTAGTGTGAGAGTTAGTATTCCAGTGTTTTGGCAGATGCGATCTGGTATATATATCTGCCCACTGAAGTCAATGGATTTAAGATTGCCTCGTGCGACGAACATATACATATAGACCGAGACTGAGCCAAAGTATGGCAGTATCTCGGATGGTATCTCAAAAGGTGTGGTGTAGTCAACCATTCCCCTTCCTATGTTTTCCCAGTCAGTGCCACCGCCACGGCTCTGCATCATTGCTGCTCTGCGTTGTAATAATTCGTTTGTACTCATATCGTAACAACTTTAAAAAGTGCGACATTATTCATAATGCTAAACTCCACATAATCGCCAGCAGCGATGCTCGGTGTGCCGTCAATGGTCACACTCGCTGGCAGCGAGATGGTCGGGTTGTCAGCACCAGCCGTAAAGGAAAAGGCATAGATGTTCGTGATGCCAGTGATTGCCGTGCCTAAAGTCAAGGCGATGCTTGTGACCGCTCCGGTGAACTTGTAGAAAGTGTTAGGCGCAAGCGTCTGCGTTGGGGTAGTGCCAGTGACCTCAACCAAAGGGACTCGCAATTGGTAGACATCGTACAGCACAACATCATTGCCGCTGTCAGAATCGTGATAGGCTCGCACTACATGGGAGTTGCCCTTGTCATCATCGCCGCTCCACACAATGACATTCCGGGAAAACCCGCCGATGGTCTCTTGGATGTTGTAGCCATAGCACTTCAAGCACACTACTTCAGGGTTGTTGCCATCCCACATGAGACAGCAGTCAATGGCATCGCTGACACTTAAAGCGGTCTCAATCTCACGAACATCTTTGTCGAGACTATACGTGCCGTTGCTCTCGGTCATGTAGACAATCAACTGCTCAGCGGGGTCACCCTTTGCGCCGTTGCGGATTTCAAAGGTCGAGGTCGCTCCGTTGCTCAAGGTTACGGTTATGATGTTGATGCCGCCGCTTGCGGTGCTTGTGGTGGTTTGCACGATGCTCGACACTGACACGCCATCAGCTCCGGCGGCTCCGGGTGTTCCGGGTGCACCTTGCTCACCTTGCTCACCCTTTGCGCCATTGGTCACCTGAAAAGTGGTTGATGTGCCATCAGTGTAAGTGATGGCATAGGTGTCAACCAGCCCTTGAGTGCTGACCTTGGTGATGCTTGAGATACCGACACCATCTTCACCGGGGTCACCCTTATTACCTTTTTCACCACGCATGGCAAAAAACACACTGGCATCAAGTTCTACAGCACCGACAACAAAGTTATCAACGATGCCGGTAAAAGGGACGAGCTCAAGCGCATAGGGTTCGGCATAGCGCATCTTTTCGCCGTTGGTCTTGTAGACGTTGACCTCTATACCATAGCGGCCAGCCACCTCATTGCCTTGCAGGCCAAAGACGGCCACGCTCTCACTCATGGTGGGTGTGTAGCAATAGGTTCTTCTCTCTCCGATGAGCTTGACCTCTATAGTGTCACCATCACCGGGCGTGTAGTCCTCAGTGGTGATAGAGGTGACATTGCCGGTTTTCTCAATGGTCTTTTTGACCAAAGGCACACTCACGCTCACGGTGTTGCCTTGTGTGTATGTTATTCGTTGCATATATATGTAGTTTTATATTGATTACTTCGGATGTATTACGGATAAGTCACCCATGTGGCCCCACCGTCAACAGTCTTCAGGATGCCTGTCGGCGTGATTTTGATGCCGTTGATCCCATCTTCAACCACTATACTATCCGCCTTGATAGTCGTCAGCTTGTAGCCTCCGCCATAGTAGCGCGTTGTTCCATCACTGACGCTGCCGTATATTTTCGCGGCCGCATACACGCTCAGGCTCCCTGTATATCTCACGGTGCATTCGTAGTAGAGATTGTAGGCATACTGCCGCCCATCTGTGGTTAGTGGCACAAGCCAATCGTCTCCTTCTTTGCTGAGTGGTATCCATGTTGTCCCGGGAGACGACCGTAGCACGCCCACTCGTTCGGCATAGGCTTGCTCGCTTACTATCGTTGCTCCTGTTGGTGTACTATCAAGACCGGCACGAAATAACACGCGTGAGCCCATCTGTTCACTGGTCAAGATAAAAGCATCATTGAGCTGCACAGTCAGCTGAGTGTCACCTGTGAGCTCTACGGAGGTTCCTGTAGTCGTTACTAATGGAATGGTAGTATCTCCGATGTCGCGCACATTGATCTCGTAGCCTTGCTCCCCGAAAACCGCACGGAAGCCTGCCGCCTCCGTGAAGTAATTCGGCGAAAAGATGTCGTTACTTGCAACGCGGCCAAACTCATAGAGGCCCGAGTCGTCATCACCTCCATGCTTGAGGAAGCGGCTGTCAAGCCCCGAGATGGTTTTGTTGATGTTGGCGATGTCGCTCGTGTTCTTCGCTACCGCGTCGTTCAGGTCATTGATCGCGCTGCTGTAGTCGCCCCCAGGGGCCACCTGGGTGCCACCTACGACCTTTGCGGCAGCTTCGCCTTTGGTGGCGTTGTACTTGATAATTTCCATCATTTTTTCTCTATTAGCCTGTAAGTAAAAGTCTGCGCCTTGTAGTCGCGGTCTACTTTGTCAACCACGAAATAAGTGTCGAGGTTAGACTCATAGACAACGATGCCCTGAGCCACATTGCGACTGTTCATCCTGATGTTGTCGTGCAGGGTGAGTTCGAGCACCTTTGCCGGTTCTGTGTACTGATTCGTGATGCGAAGCACCATCATTTCCTCCTGTCTCAGCGTGCCATCGCTCACGCTGCCATCATAGCGAATGGTGCCGGTGGCAAGCGACTCGAGTGCTCTGTTTCGAACTGTGTCAACATAGTAGTATTCGCCATTTTTGATGCACGCTACGCTGTTGTAGTTTGGATTTTTACCATCATATGTGCACACCTTATAACTCAGATCATCCAGTTCATTGACATTGTTCGCATTGAGCACATTGGTGTAGATGGTGTCGGTGTCTGATTCACCACTAAAGGTCGGGTCGGCCACAATAGGCGTGAGTCTGAAATCTTCCAGGGCCATGAAGAGGGTGTTATAGTAGACACTGAAGTCCATCGGCTTGTAAACTGTGAGCTTCGGCGTTGAGCCTAATATTGCGCCGCTCGAGGGCATGGGGATGAGGTAGCCCTGCTCATCGGTGCCTATGCGCCACGACACAGTGTTAATGATCGGCATTGCCTTGAAGCACACGGCATCGGTGCGCTTCGGTTCCTTAGCGAAGGGTACTTTGAATGTCTTAGCAAGCCCTTGCCATCGTTCACCATCCCAGTATTGCGAGCCCCATTGCAACTTGCACAACAGGTGAGCGTTGTCGGGATTGATGGTGCGCCGCCCATGGTCGGGGTCAACTTCGCCATCTGGGATGGGGTAGGGGCTGTCGTTGTCCATGTGCCAGTAGACTGTGCCCTGGATGACGAGGTAGGCGTTAGGCCCACCGAAGAAGGTCGTCGGGGTGACCGTGGTGGTCGTCTCGAAATAGGGCTTAGACTCAGCAGTAGAGTTGGGGATGTGGTTGTCCTGATGATTCAGCATGAAGATATAGTCCTTCCATCGGATGCTGCTGATTTCGTTTGCGGCAAGCACCTCGTCGAGGCTCATCACATCGGTCTCATGGTTGATCAGCGAATCAATCCACTGCGACACGAAGGAGGTGTCCTCCAGTTTCTCCACATCCACACGCACCGGTACCGCGCCGTTGAACTCGCGCGTATCGGTGTAGTTCATTTCGTCATCATACTGCGTGGTCGCGGTGTTGCTGCTGCCAGTGTAGCGATAGAATTTGTAATAGGGGCTCTTATAGTACTTGATGAAAATTGCATTATAAGCGTCGCTATTCTGCACACCGTCAACCGCGCGAACGATAACCAGCATATTGTCGCCATCATTGCCGGTGACATATTCGCCCACTTGACCGAACCAGGTTTCCAGTACGACCTCAGGGTCTTCGACGGTGATGTTCTCAGCATCCTCGAAGAAGTCAGTGATTACCGCGTCGAAGGTGTCCATGTCATCCACCACGCTCACCTTGCTGTAGACATTGTCAAGCGACAGGTGTGTGTCGCTTGTGGCATAACTTGCACCGGTGATATTGTGGGCCGCGAACGAGCTCGATGACAGTGTGGTGATGGTGCCGTCACTGATGAGCACTTTTTTGTAAACGACGCTGTGGCTTGATGCCGCGGCTCTCAGCACATCGTAGTCAATCATCCACACATCGTCACCTTCCGCGAAGATGGTCATGCCCAGCCACTGGCAGATGTGCTCAAGGACTTCCTGATAGGTCATCGTGTCGGCATGGTCGTCGTCCTCCTTCGCGCTCACGAAGCAGCTCTCTGAGATCATGCCGTTGGCGACCACTTCCTGGCCGTTGGCAATCATGCCAGTTGCTACGCTGTGTACAAGGTAGGAGTAGCAGCGGCATTGCTTCAGGCAGTGGCGCACAATATCGAGGATGCTGTGAATGCCAGGCGTGCCGTCGATGGGCTTGTACTTATAGTATTGCAGCACGCTGAGGCCGTCTATGCAGTCTATCTGTAGGTCCTCCACTTTGCGCGTGTAGCCTATACTGTAAAGGGATGGCGTGATATATCCAAGCCATTCCGTGCGGTTGTTAGCGTCGCTCAGACGCACCTTCCACTCGCGAGCGTCACCGGTGTAAAGGTCATCGAAGTAGCGGTCACCGATGGCAAGCAGACCGATGGTCGCGCTGCTATACCTTGCAGGCTTGTAGATAAGGTCATCGCTCGCGTCCATTGAGGTCTTAAAAGGCTCACCGCTGAACACAATCGCATCCGTGTCCAGCGAGCCGCTACCTATCTGCAAGTTGTGGATGTTACCTTTCACATCCATGAAGATGCTGAAGTATCCTGTGCTTGATCTATCGTCTGGCATATTATCTAACTTTACGATATTTAGAGTTGTAATTGTTGAGCACACCGACCAGCTGCTGGCCCTGGATGCGGAACTGAACCTCACCACCTCCGACGCTGCCGCTGCTGATGGCATTCCACAGCTGCGCCTGCTGCTGGTGGTTGAGAATCATCTCCCCGCTGTTGACTCTAACCAGCTGGCGGTCGCCTCCGTAGGATGTGCCGCCCACGATGCCACCGGTGGCAAACTTTGGCAGGGTCGCCATGGCGGCAATGATGCTTGCCATTGCTGCGAGGCCGCTGATCCAGCCGAACGGCCCCATCGCACTGTTCTGCGCCATCGCCTCGGCTGCTGCCTTGCTGAACAAAGCAGGGAATAGTTTAGCGATTTCGGGCAATGCCTGAGCGACCGCGCTCATCACGCTGGCAGACCACGACAGCCAGTCGCCCGCGGAACCTCCGACAATCTTGCCCATGCCGCTCATGAGGTTGCCCATGGCGCGAATGCCTTCCTGTGACGATGCCACCTTCTCTTTAAGGCTGTCGATGGCATCCTTCGCCGCATTGATGGGTGTCATGATGCGCGCGTGAATGCCCTTAAAGTCGATGCCTTCTACCGCTGACTGGATGTCTATAGCAACGCCCTGGATAGCCTTGCCAAAGCCTTCCACCTCTTCGGTCGCCTCACCAAACTTCACATCGCGCACCCATGCCCACAGTTCTGCACTGTTGAGTAGTTTGGCACGCTCCGCCACATCGGCGGTTTTGTTAGCAAGGTCTTCGAGTTCCTTGATGCGCTCGCTGTACCAGTCGTAAGACAGCGGCGTTGTGGGTTCTTCCTCCTTCTTGGTGGGCGCTTTGGCGGTCTTGGTGGTCTTGGTGGTCTTACCACTGCCACCTGTGTCCTTGAAGTAGCCGCTGATGCTCTTGGTCACACCTGCCATTTCTGTCTGCACACCCATCAGTGCTTTGACGAAGCCAGTCGTGCGCTGCTCGTAGGTTCTGTCGATACCTTGCAAGACGGTGTTGAGTATCTTCGTCTGAGAGGCAGTTTCCTTCTGTGCAAGGGTGTTGGCACCTACGGCGGTCAGCACATACTTGTCAACCTTGACTTCTTGCGTGTTGGCCCAGTCGAGGCCGCTGCCTCGCTTGGTGTACGAATAGCCTTCGTTCTTGTAGTCGATGCCTTCACGAAGGCCACGCACATCCTTGATGATATCGCCGGCCTTGTAGTTAGGCGTGCTTGTGAACATCGCACGAGCCGCCTCGCGCTTCTGCAACCAACCGACGGCCTCTTCTTCAATCTTCTGCTGCAATGCCATCGCCTTGCCGCGCAGGATCATTGCCTTGACGAAGTTGTCGGTGTTGTTCACGAACACATCCTCAGCAGCCTTGACGCTACCGATTGACAGTCCGAGTGCGTCGAAGGCCTTTTGGTTGTCGTTAATCCATTTTGTCTTTTCAGCGACCGTGCTAAGCGACCTCCACTCGAGTGTGAGCATGCGGAACTGGCCCACCTGCTTGCCCACAGAGTCGGCTACCGCCTTGCCCATGTCGGTGATCTCTTTGCGGCGTGCGGCCTCTGCTTTTGCATGCTCCTTGGCTGCCTCCGATGCCTTGTTGCTCGCGCTTACAAGTTTAGAGATGAAACCTATCACGGCCCCGCCGATGGCAACGATCTTGAATAGTGGGTTAGACAGCAATGCTTTATTGAGCAGCTGTGCCTTGACGGCGGCAATGCCCATCATTAGCGCGCTCTCTTTTTGCAAGGCATTCTGTATCACTTGCAAGGCATTAACCACGCTCATGATGGCGATGAGGTCCTTCTGCACCTTGGCGGCATCCTCCTGACTCATGCCCATGAGGGTGAGAGCACCGGCAGCAGCCTGTGCCACCGCCGTGAGGGTCTGCACACCGCCGATGATTGCGTCTAACTTCGCCGTGTCGCTTGCCTCGAAACGCATGGCAGAGTTGACATCGCCCATCACATCACGCAGAGCACCGCCCCGCTTGATGAGCTCGTCGATGTTGGCACGCAATGCCTTGCCAGCTGCGCTGTTCTTCTGCTCCTCGCTGAGGCTTCGCCATGTGCGCTCGAGTTCCGAGGCTGCCACCTGGGTTGTGCGGAGCTCCTTCTTCATCGGCAGCTCGCGTGACATTGCCGCCACGAACTTGCTCACCGATTGCTCTACACCGGCAAAGTTGGCGCGCGCCTCCTTCATCTCGGGGCTGTCGAACATGCCCTTGATGCCCTTGGATGCCTGGTTAGTCTCTTCTGCTATCTTCCGTATTTCGGCCGTGCTGTCGGCCACTCCCTTATCAAACTGAGAATGATCGAGGGTCGAAATGAACCTTAGGTCGTTTGCCATATTCTTCCTTCCATTTTAGGGCCGATTCGCTCATCTGCTTGATTCTATCGAAGTCGGGCGTTTCGGCGGGTTCGTCGTTCTTCACTGCTTCCCATGAGAACTTGTAGATGTCCGAGGGTCGCAGCTTCTTCTTTGAGTTTACCTGAGCAGTCGCCCAGGTCACCATGCGCACATCCTCTCGGAGTTCCTGCCCTACATAATAGGCGCGGCTGAGATAGATGTCTGCCTCATATAAAGGCATCTCGTCCATCACATAACGGGGGTCAATTCCGCACTTCAGGACGAGCATGGCTATGATGTCGGCGGCCTTTACTTTTTTTTTGCTTTCGCCTTCTTGCCGCCTTCCACCTGCTCCATCATCGACTCATTCGCCTTTGCCTGACTGATGATGCACTCGCTGAGTTCATTCACCAATTCGGGGTTGGCATCGCACGCGTCAATGAAGTCGTCGTAGGTGAGCGTGGTGTCGCGCTTGCTGCCTTTGAGCATGCTGTAAAGCAACATGAAGTTGTCCTCCGTGGTCGATGTTTCAAAGCCGCTGTGGCCGCTCATCTTCTCGTAGAGGAACATGGCGCGAAGGTTATACTTAGGGGTGAAGGTCTCGCCGTTGATCTTTATTTCTTTCATGGGTTATTGAGTTTAAAAAGGGGGCACGCGGCCCCCTGATTGATTACTGATTAGTTCGAGCCTGTCCACTCAAGTTCACCATAGCCTGTGAAGGTGGCGGTAAAGGTCGCATTTTCGCCGTTCTGCGCCGTTACTTCCAGCGAAGTGATGATGACCTTGCCGCTGAAGCAGTTGGTCGAGGGCTTAGTCCACGAGCCACCTGCGGGGAGGTCGGCATCAGCTGCTTCTGTCTTCACGCCGAAGACTGCGTCGACAGGTGTGCCGGCAATCATCTTGGCGTACAAAGTCGACACGCCGTTAGTACTGTACAGGTTGTCAGTCGAGGCTTCCCAGGTGTACTGAGTGACCTCCGAAGATGCCCACATGCCGCCACCAACATCCTTATTGCTGGAGTCGGTCGTGTTGGCGTTGATTGTGAGAGTGTGCGATGTTGCAAGGGGAACTGACTTATCGTCAAGAAACAACATCAGCACGCCGCCTTTAATGATAGTTTCCATATACTTGTATTTTTAAATTGTGAAATTGAAATTAAGTGTCTGTATATAAGTATCATCGACGAAGTCTTCCTCGGCGGTGGTCATCTCGATGTTGGTAACGGTCGTGTCCTGAAACACGCACGCCCTCTTGTCGATGGCAGCACGCACGCGGTCGGCCACTTCGATGCTGTTCGTGTAGGTGTTCGATGCTATCACAATGTCCACCGATGCAGTCTCAGAGGCAAGGCCGTCCTTGCAGTAGGTGGGCGTTACACTGTTGCGCCGGTACACAACGAATGGGTACTGAGTGCCCTCCTTGCTCACGATGGGGAACACGCGGCTCCCGATCATCTCGCTGAGGCCACTGTCGGCGTTCAGCAACGCGTTGATTACTTTGCCTATTTGTATCGTTGTCATTTCGTTCTACTGATTACGGCTCGCGCCACGGTTTTTGAAAAAGCATCTTCCATCGCACGCTGAGCGGCACTCACCGAATGAGCGAAGAAACGCGTCGCTCTCATCCTGCCTGTGTAGGCATCGCCTTTGCGATAGCGGTCTTCGGTGCCCATCTCGAACCACTTCAGGCGGAAGTCGCCCATGATGTGCACCATACCGCGCTCGCCGTTAGCGTCTACCTTGCTTCGGATGCCGCGCTCGAGCGTGCTCTCTTTGGTCCAGCCTTTTCGGCGGGCTGAGTAACCGGTCTTAGAGCGTGCAGTCACACCTGCAAGCTGAAGGCGCGCCTCCTTGACGAGAACCTTGTTCTCATTGGCGAAGGCTGCTTTGTGCACCCTCACCATCTGATTCACGCCTAGCTGGGCGAACTTCCCCAGGATGACGCTCGTGTCGCATGTCAGCATCTCACTCATTGACCACCTCCCCGACTATCGTCTGCTGCTGTCTTTGTTGCTCGTAGTTGATCGTGACAATCCTGTAGCTATTGCCTCTCCATGTGATGAGCATCTTCGGGTTAATAACCAGGTGGGTGCGGATGAGGAACTCGACCGTGTAGGGATTCTGTACCTCATGGTTGATGTCACCGCGAGAGCCGGACCGGAACACCACCCTTGCCCTGGTGGTTGCGAATGGCTCGTAGGTTGTCACCTCGTCGCCATAGTCATTGCGCGTCACCACTGGAGCGGTGATGCTGATGACTTCTCGCAATAAACCGGCGCGCATTCCCATATTAGCCAACTGGATGATTTTTATAAAGTCCTTTAAGATACTCGAAGGTGTAGGGCACATTCACCGCGCTGGCACCAATTGCCACAGGCTCACGGTTCGCATATAAATTGCCCACGACCAGCAGCATCGCCTGCGTGATGGGTGCCGGCAAATTTCCGGCCCCATCTTCAAGCGTTACGAGAGGCTGATCTATATCTCGCTCCACCACAGCTTCGGCCACATCCATGAGGCCGTTGATGTAGGTGTCATCATCTGTGAACGAATCGTCCACGATAAGATGTTTTTTTGTGCTAGCGAGTGTCAGATAGCGGGCCATGAGTCAATCTTTAGGATGCGACTGTACCGTAAGCAAATACGCCAGAAGCGGCTGAAGGAACAGCTGCGTCCATGTACACATTGATCACGAGGCGGATCATTCCGTTACCAGCCTGAGTGAAGGGGTCAACGGTCAGGTCGATGCCGCCCCACTGGCCGATAGCGAGATAGCGCCAGTCACCGGCGATGTAGGTGTTAGTACCAACATTGGCAGTGCTGTGGCAGGGAATGTCCTCCAAGAAGCCATCCTGGTAAACCAGTTGCGTGGTCTTATTGTAGGTCATGGCGCGGAACTTGGCCTTAGCCTCAGGTGAGCAGATGACGGCAGTCACGCGGCCCTTGGCGCGCTCAACAGAAGCCTCGAGGTCAGCGACGGCTGCCCATGTGGTAGTAGAGGTGGGAGTCTTGTCGTAGAACATACCAGCGGGCTGAGTGGTCGAACCAGCGGCGGTACCCAGCACGGTTG